AACTGAAAGTACGGTGTTCTTCAATGAAAAAGGTGAAATACTGAAATAATATATTTTGCGTCTCTTTGAATAAAGAACATAAAAAAGGCGGGATTCACCAATCCTGCCTTTTTCAATACAAACTGCTTTGCTAGCAAGATGCCTTACAACATCCAAGCTTAATGAATCAAAAAATAAAAACACATTCAGTTATTTGTGATAGCAAAGCTATAACAAATATTTTAAAGAAAAATCTTATGCATAAAAAATGCACAGAATAAACTATATATAGACCAACATACAACATATTTGTAATATAGGGCCATTGATACAATGGTATTCTGAAAAAACAAAAGAAAGGTGCACGACTGGCAGCCCCCCAAGGGATATGTTATTGGAACTATCAAGAAGAAAACTAAAAAAAATAATTAAAGTCTTATCACTAAAAACAACGTAACAGATTATTTTCTAAATTTAGAGCTGATAACTTCAAATTAAGAGCTTATGAAAAGGATTTTATTTTTAAGTACATTTGTATTCCTTGGATTTAGACTTAACTCTTGTTCAGATACTGATTTAGATTCTCCAGTGAATGAAACAAATCAACCTGTAGAAAATAATACAAGTGATATTATTAATAATTTAGAATCATCTTTTGAAGTAAAAACAAGAACAGAAGGTGAACAAACTTCTTACCCTGATTATTATTGTGGTAGCTATTTTAAAGATGGCATCTTGGTTATAAAAGTAAAAGGAACAAATATAAAAGATTATAAAAAAGACCTTGTACAAAGATGTAAAAGCAATCAATTCATTATAGAAGAGGGTGTTAATACGATGAATGAACTTTTGCAAATTAGAAATTTTATAAATAGCAAAGATGAAATTGGAGTATGGAAAAAATTGGGTATTTCTGCTTGTGGTATAGATTCTAAAGATGAGAAAGTCATTGTAATGTTAGAAGATGTTTCTGAAATGAACATTACCAATTTTAAAAATGAAGTGATTAATTCACCTCTAATAAAATTTTGCCAACTTTCATTTTCTAAAGATAATGCCTCCGTTACTTCCCGATGAAGCGACTAAGGCACAAGAAACATGATAGATTTTATGTAGAAGAACATGGGGTTGGTTCTGGAAGGACTTCTTCCACTTGCAACAAATGAAACAAAAGGATTAGCATCCATGAATATGTGTATAGCATACGTTGGCGAAGGGCCTGTTATTTGCATTAAGCCTACGAAATTAAAACAATATTTATATACTTTACTAACGGTTACGGTATACGAAAATGGATATTTTAAAAAAATCGACTTAGCAGTATATTACCCGGTAAAGAAAGGAGGGCATAAATGCTCTATGTCTGGAAACGGCAACATGTTTGTTAAAGAGGATTCTGATTACAATTTATACATACATAACAATACTTTAAATAACATAAATTATTGTGTATCAATTATAGGAGCTAGCAAATATATAAATATTCCTTCAATTACGGTAGAAGAACATCCTGCAAGCGTTTTGAATGGTTTAACTTTGACTGATGTAGCAACTATGTAACAAATTGTAACATCATGATCATAAATTTGTGCTTCTGGAAGGACTGTTAGGAGTTAGCAGTAGTACTATATTTAAAGGAAAAGGGTATATCCAGTTAGAAACTGAAGACGATATTGATAAAGTGTATGAGCCTGGAGTATATGCAATAAAAGGCACTTCATACAATGATCAAACGCTTCTTGTCTTCAGTCATAACCTGGGACAGTCAACAGTACAATTTAGGACTAATAACTATGGTGGTTTTTTAGTGTTTAGAATAAAATGGTGGAATGGTGCTTGGGGAACCTGGAAGACGGTTTCTTTGACATAAAATTTATCTGTTTGCACTTCTGGAAGGACTGTTAGAGATAAATAAGATTATCAATGGTTTTACCAGTGAATCATTTTCGTTACATAAAGGTGAATCAAAAAGAATAAAAGCAAATGGCATATTGGTGATATGTAGTCAATATTATAATTTATATCCATCAATAGCTGTAATATCTCCAGCAACTAAAAATATAGAATATATTGGAGGGTATAAAGAATATGTTGATGGAACATTATTTACTTTCACTTTTGAAAATGACTATACTACTATTATGACTTCCAAAATTGAAGGAGTTGAAGGAAGCAGGGTTCCTTTTTTAATTGCTTATCAAAATTTATTGCCTTAAGAAGATTAGCAAAATCCTTCTGGAAGAACTAATACCGATTGCCAATTTAGAAAGTAAAGGGCTTTTGAAAAAAGGCGTTCTTTCTCCTATATTGGTTTGCAATAAAGACTCCGTTCAAGAAGTATGTGTCGTTCGCCTAGCGAGTTCATCTAGCGCCTATATCGGTATGATATTGTATGTATATTGGGGTGGCCATACAGGTCTGTTCTTTATTAATAGTAAGACTGGTAACTCCTATATCATAAGGAAAGTCAACGGTAGTATAATTTCTGAAATAGAGTTCAAACGAAAAAATGATCATCTCTTCGTTCGGAGTAAGACAAACACAGCTTCATTTCGTGTAAGTGCTTTGTTTTTGGATACTACTGGGGTTGACCTGTCTTTATCCATGAATATAGTTGATGAGAATCTGGATGATGCTGAAAGTCTAGAAATACTATAATTCTTTAGTAACATGAGGAGCGGACGGGTGTGGACCGGCACCCATCCGTTTTATCTCATTAAAATCTAGCTTATTTTTAATACTATGTTGTCTGCATTTGTTCCCAATTAGTCCAAATCCCGTTATTAGATGATCGAACAAAAAATCTGCTCTGCAAATCTGTATAAGTCTGCCTGATGTAGCCATCTTTAACAAAAATAGTATCCAAATATCCATAATTACTTGGTGTATTTGGTTTATTATCCATTGATTGGACATGTTGGAGAAGTATATATCCAGTTTTATTAGCTTCATTAAAATCAGTAATACTATCAGATCTCTTTCTGTACCATGTATCATTTATCCCTAATAGTCCTTCCAGTACTGAGGCATTGGCTTTCAACGCCTCACTTAATTCCATCTTTTCCATAATATTTTTTATTTACCAGTTTCCAAATTGTTTTTCTTATAATCCTGCCATGAGTCGGCGAGCTGCCCCACCGAAGCGGAAGTGTAGAGGTCAAGTATATGAATCTCGTCATCGGCAAGCTCCACAAGCTCGTTCCGATAGATCTTCTCCGCAAGCACGTGCGCCGGAAGACCGGGCACGTTCCTGTAAATGCCGTCAGCAATATCCTTACGGATATCCGCTATCACCATATCCTGTCTGTCTATCCCCGTGAACAGGGGAAATTTTGTAAAATCAACTTTCATAATATTCTTAATTAAATACTGTTATCCGCAATAAAACATAACCCAATAATTGCCCATACATTTAACGAATCCGGACGCATAATCCAGATCAATGGAGGACATCTCTTTTCCTCCGGGGGCAGGCAGGATGCGCCCGCCTGTCAGTCTTACCCCGCCGCTCATACGTTTGAAGTATATGGTATGTCCCGGAACATCCGGAGGAAGTGTCACTTCTATATTACCCGTATTAATAAACATCACATTGTCATCATTGTTATTCAGGGAAGTGCTGACGGATATGTTCCTCCAGTTCCCCACTATGCCATGAAGAGACACATAACTGTCATTGTTCGGATGAAGGAAAATGTTACCCCCCTCCACGAACAGAGGAATGCTCAGGGTCTTGATGTGCATCCCGATCATGGCATTCGGACTCTGTATGTCAATTCCGGCATCATACGATATCCCTTCGATTGTGACAAATTTCGTGTTCCCTCCGATTTTTACACGTGCAAATGTCCTTTCGTTATAAAACTCTATCTGTCCGGCAGACAGGTTGAAACCGACATGGGAATCCGTCCCCTCATAAAGAGTTTTTGAGGACAACATGCCGGAATCTATGGAAAACGGACCGATACGTCCGCTATCCGCCGTGATTTTTCCGCTGATGTCCACATTGACCGCCCTGATACCGTCCGCATCAATCATGGACGCCTTGATCTTCTCGGTCAACAACAGCTTGGTGGCGATAAAAGTCCAGCTCTGTGCTACTTCCCAGTATTTTATTTTTCCCGAAGCCACATTCTGTTTGGGGGTTTCCGTCGAAACCGACGTATGCGAACGGATGCACAGGTACAGCAGGTTGTCATAAAGTACAATGTCGTAAAACTGCTGCCCTTGCTTGCCCTCCAGGTAAGACACAGACGCCCCCCATACACGCATACGCATGCGCGCTCCCTTATCTCCCTTGTCACCTTTTGGAGCAAAACTGACCTGTCCGGTTCTAGTCACCAACGGCATATCACCTCCTTATTCCTTGGTTGTGATGGTCCATGCCACGTTGCCTCCTGCCTGCTGGCACATGTCCCAAGTACACGTGCCGGAAGTGGCTGCTGTACCGGAAGTAGACGGGTTAAGGACTACTCCTGCACTGTCCATGAACACGAAATAGAAAGTCATGTCCTTGTACTTGGTGGTACTTCCACGCTTGACCAGAATGGGCTTATAGACCACCGTGTCACCACTTTCCCGGATGGTCTCGTCCTCGGGCGTGGGATTCAGGATCAAATCAAACGGATCGGACGCATCCATTACGGACTGCGTGTCCTGACCGATGAGCTTGCCGCCCTGGTACACCTCCGCCTTGAACACACCTGTCGTGTCAACCATATCGTTGGTGACGGTCAATGTCTGTGTGGTCTTTCCGCTCAGCACGCTCCACGCACCGTTGACCTGGTTGTACCACTTGTACGCCAGTCCGGTAGTGATCTCGTCACTGCCCATGCGCGCTACGGCTTTCAGAATGCAGCTCTGCCCTTTGTCCCGAAGGGTAAAATACTTGTTGTCACCGGCAATGATCGTCACATGCTTTTGGTTTCCGACCCCCTTGGTGATGGGGATGCTATAGACGAACTGGACGGTGTCGCTGGTATTCCCTATCGTCACGGTAGCTTCCCCCTTGATGGTACAAGAGGCCGCTCCGCTCGCCTTGACCAGATTCTTGACGATCTGCAATCCGTAGTAATCCGTCGTACCGGGCTGGTAAGGGATAAACTTGAAATGTCCCGTCTCACCGCCAAACGTGTTGGTGGAAACATTGCCCGAGAACTTGATCTCGACATCATTGAAATACCATTTCATGGAGGAAGGGACCACCAGCCCTTCCGCCACCCGCGAAGAGGTGAGAATGAAGGACAAGACGGGCTTGAGCGAAGCGAAATCCGGTGCGATGTTCGTCGGCGCGGACGCTTCGCCCATATACTCCTGATACAGATCTCCCTGGTTACACTGGATGGCAGGCATGTATACGCCGCCCTTTTGCGAAAATATGACCTGTCCGGTCGCGCTGGCCAAACTCATGACGCTCCTCCTTCCCCGGTCGTTCCCGTACTATCCGTGCCTTCGGAGCTTTCGGTGTTGTCCTCCCCCCAAGAGGCAGGTGTGAATACTTCGACGGGATGGTCCGTACCGTCTATCTCTTCTTTCGCTGCCTGCGGGGTCAGGCAGATGCCGCCCGCTTCCTTGGCCCTGTCAAATACCGTGTCGCCGGGGAAACGTGCCACGTCCGCCTGCCACAATAATACATTGCCATCCGCTGTCCTGTTGCGGATATCGGTCAGATGCAACCGGTCGGCAACCTCCTTCGTTACTTTAATGTAAAATGCCATACTACTATTGTTTTTAATGTTATCCAAATTTTCTTACTACTACCGCCTTGCCCCCCTGTGTGAGCACCTTGCCGCCTTGTGTCAGCGCCACGTAAGGGCCTCTGTCCTCCACCTCCAGCTTTAACATCATGCCGTTGCTGAAAGGTATCCTGGGAGAGTATCCGTCGGCAACCTTGGCATATCCGGCATCTCCGCTCTTCTTGACGTACCAGTGGCAGTTAAACATGGCGGACGGATTCGGGATAACCCCCATGGTATCCCGAATGACGGGTCTGGGAAAGATGACGTAAGTCCCATCCGGAACACCCGTAGGTACGCCCTCCCAGTCGGCTTCAATCTTCGGAATCCTGCGGCGTATCACCGTAGAGACTGCCGGGTCCGATATGCCCGGGGTTGATGCCGGAGTCCCGGAAGCCGCATAGGTGGCTTTGCAGACAATCGTGATGTCATCACCTATATAATTGCGGTCAATCTTATATACATTCTTGTTCAGTGATACAAACTCCCAGTCGTTGTCACCCGCTCCTGTGGTTATCGCCTCCAGCGCTCCCGTAGACAACAGACGGTACCAGAAGAACTTGCATTTGCCCGTAGCCGTCACGTCCGTGTCGCCTACCATCAGTTTGGCCGTGATGGTCTGTGCGGTGATGTCACGCACCGGGTTCCAGTCCAGCGTGGACGGGCTGTCTATCGTCAATACGGGGATCGCATCCGTACCGTCAACCGCGCGGACAAGACGGCTCATCTGAAAAGTAAACAGCTGTCCGGTACGTGTGTCGGCATATTCCGCGTAAAACTCCAGCGTGACGGGTTTTAGGACGGTGACATTTTTTTTCATTGTGATCTGTCCCTTGCTGTCACCGGACTCCATAATGCTGTAGCCTGTGTTTGTCGATGTGATAAGTGTGCGTGTGGTTCCGATGCGCTCGTACCACTTCATGTTGGTCAGCCTGGAGTTGACCGCCCCGATTTTAGTCACCGCTTCCGGATCGGTGGCGTTGCACCGCGGAAACAGGACCAGCGGTGTCAGCGTATAGTCCGGAGTGTATTCAGCTTTGTCAGCCTGGTAGACCTGCATGTCCGGCACGCTGCCCACCACCTCGATGTTACAACTGGTTTGTAACAGCCGGTAGTTGATTTCTATTTTTCGTTGCTTTGTTGCCATTGTATAAAACCATTTTAAAATGTTACAAAATTCTCCGCCACTTCAAACTGCTGCCCGTCACGCAATAACGCCTGTGCTTTAAACGTACACACCCGCATGTTGGTATAATTCGGTCCGAGATCATCTATCGTCAGAGGAAGATTTTTCCCGGCGCCGGCACGCTTCACCGCCCATGCGTTATCTTCTGATACATTCCCGGTATCACGCGTCCAGCTCACATCAGCGTCAAGTATATGATCTGTCACGTCACGGTTGTACAGCTTGCCGGTAATATATAGCGTTGTGGAAAAAGTCTCGATATCAAAATACCACCCCTTTGTGCTGCCGATCTCTATCGTAAATTCCGGGTTCCCTTCCAGCATCGCCCATCCGGCCGCCGCATATTGCGGTTCGTCGGCTGTTCCCGTCATCAGGCACTTCCATTTGCAGCCGTAGTGCCAAACCGTGTCCGCCCGCTCCTGCGTATTGGTGTAAGGATTGTCAGAGGACGCGACTTCGGCCGACCAAAAGCCACGGTCCACCAGTTCCTGTACGGGCAGTCCCTGCCAGTCCACCCGGTAAAGTTCACCGAAGATGCCGGCACGGGCGAATATGTACGAGTGCTTATAGTTGACGGGGAGATTGTCAAACAAATCCAAATTGGGCAAACGCCCCAATATCATGTAATAGTTGTTCTGTTCCAAGACAGGCTTCGTTACTCCTTCCAGCCAGACAAGACATTTATCCGTGGTGGCGGACAAATACCAGTAGCTTTGCCTGTCCTCATTGAAGGCGTTTCCTCTTCTGGTAATGATCGTCAACTCTGTGGGAGGATAGTTTTTACCGCCCGGCACCTCACTGTCCGGGTATGACAACACCGAGATGGAGTTGGCCGGGACATTCTTGGACAGCACGCGCATCCACGAGGCGTAATACTCCCCCGTTGAAAAGAGGTTGTTTACAATCCCGTACACTATATCACCCTCCTGGAATGCGGTGAAGTCATTCTCCCAGCGCTTGCGCAATTTCAGGGTATAAGTTCCGTCGCTCTCTAAAGCCACGGACTCAATGACTCCGTTCTCGGAATATGAGGTGTCGCCTTCCTGTGCGTTCAGACGGTTATAGATGATTTCCTTGAACACTGCGGAGCCGCGTACCTCAAGACGCTCGAACTGACCGCGCCCGTCAGGATAGATACCGGCACCTTTACCGGCAATCATGGAGTCGATGAACTTGCCGAACTTCAATAAGAAATTTGTTCCGTCCGCTTGATCCTTACGAAGGAACATTACTAAGGAGCGCAATGCGGAATACACGTTATGGTCTGTCGCAGGGGTGGAGTCGTGGCTTCCGATCACATACACACCGCTGCCACCATCGCCCGTATAGGTCTGTCCCTTTAGGGTAAGGCTCTCAACCTTTTCCTCCAGCTCCCCGATACGAGAATAGGCGGCGGTTTCCCCGACAGTATATATAGGGGAATCATAAGCTAAATCAAGATTGAATTCAAATCCGATAACCCTTGACTGCCTTCCGTTCTCGAAATAAGCCTTGTTGATAAGGTTGACCTTTTGACCGATGCTGTAGAGGTTGTGAATGCCATCCTCACGGTATGCGTCATTTGACATCATCGTGCAGCCATAGGTACTCGGGTCTATCTTGGATTTGGCAGCGTACTTTTCAGTCTTTTCCTTCAGCTCCTGCTCGGCGGCACCCACAAGCCCAAGTTCGGTTATTTTCGTGCTGTCCCAGCCGGAAAGCACATATTCATCTCCATCCTGGGGAAAGAGTACATCACCGGGAAGCGGTCTGCCATAGTCCTCATTCCTGACTATCTCCCAAAGCTGTGCCTCAGGGTTCCATCCGCCATCCTCCAATTTCTCCGGCTTTCCCTCAGGATTGAACTTCACGGCGAACTCCAAACCGTTGAGAAGCCCGGACGCGAAACGTATCCTCAGCTCCTGACCGGGGAGGATATATTTCTCGGAAAAGTTAACACCCGTGTCCCTAAAGCGGTAGGCATTCCATTTTTCCTCGGTGGTTGTACCGTCCTCATTCTCCACCTTGTCCGTCACTTCGATAGTGGTGACATCCGACATGATGCCCGTTCTTCGGGGATAGACTTCATCGAAGATAACCACCTGCTCGACGGCTTCCTCGGTAGTCATATCAGGATAAGCGTCAATGTAAGGAGTGCCTTCGGGAAGCATCAGCCTGCGCTGCACCACGCCGTTCACAACCACGGTCTCGTCAATGGGGCGGTAGTCTGCCGGTATGTTACGGGTGGAACCAAAAGCGTAGATACGGGTGGCATAGGTGGACTGGGATTCTGACTGTGACATTTCCTGCACGTTTTTCCCGATCTCGAAATCCACCGCGTCACCGGACTCACAACGCCCGAAATGGATGATGTTTTCAGTCACCCAACATTCGCAATCCCATTTCTTCGCCATCTCAAAACAAGCGTCAAGGATGTTGATGTTGTCGTAACTCATCAACTGGGACTTGTTTTCGACTGTGGAATCAATGGAGAAAACAAAATCTTGTCCTTTATACGCATAACCAAGAGCTTTCAGATTTCTAAGGACTATACCGACTTGTACGTCAAGCGGAGCGGTCAGGTTCCAGGACGCTTCCTGTCCGGCCGTCTCCGGGGTATATTTGAAGATTTTGTTTTTCCATTTCCAGTAGTAGGCGTCAAGTCTTAATTCGTAATCGTAGCCGGCGGTATTGGTGTTGAATGCGGGCTTCTGCAAGTCGCACACCTCGAACAATCCGAAGTTACATTCCACGTATGAGCCAAGTTTGAAATATATGGGATTATCCAAGGAGAACTTTAACATGATGTAATCCTCCTTCATCAGAGTGAACTTACGCTTGCAGCCTTCATTGATCAGAGTTGTAAGCTGGATAGCACCGGATATGTCTTTGATGTCGATTTGTTCCATGTCTTCAAAGTTCGGGGATAAAAAAAAGAGTGCCCAATTTTGAGCACTCACATACACGACAATAAAACCAATGTCGTGAATTAGCTTCTGTTTGCCGGATTTGGCTCGTTAAACTTGGCTGAAATTTTTCCGAAAGTTCGGTCTAAACTCTGTGCGTAAGTGACACTCTTGCCAGTATAAATAAGATGGTAAACCTCGCTACTATTAGCAGGAATCTGAATATCAACCACACCTTTATACAGCTCATCAAAGAAAGCTTTCTTCTTTGCTTGATAATCAGACTGAGAATTACTCTCGATAGTGAACGAAAGAGTTATTTCCCTCTCATCGACTTTAGGATTATTGATTATTACCCGTTTCCCATGTTCAAGTCGGCTTTTGTTCTCAATAAAATCCTTCATGGGAGCGGATGCCCCAATAACATCAAGAAACCCCTCTCCCATTCTCACACCCCATGTTGTATAAGCGTTTTCGCCATTAATTAATAATTCATCCATAGACTATAATTTTGCTGTATTCTTTTTAACTTCTGCTATATCTCTTTGCATCTGTTGAATAGGTTTGACGATTGCCCCTGTATTTTCTGAAATCTGTACCAGTTCAAGATAAGATTGCGCTATCAAATTCCTCGTATCATCAGCAATATTTCTTGTTTCCGTATTTATGGAAAGTAGAGCATCTGCTTTTACTGTCAGTAGATTAAGTGATTGAGATTGAATAATATTCTGATTTTTTATTTCTTCTCCTGCAATCTGCAATGCTGTAAACCTACCGTTCAACTCTTCGCCAGTATCTTGACTCATTGCCTGAAAACCTTTGGATGAAGCTGACTGGGATGTTGATTCTTGCGAAATCTTGTCATATCCGGTTGCTGCGGCAAGCTCGTCACGGAGCTTCATGGCTTCGTCCACCATTTCGTTCCAACCCATAAAATCACCGTCACCATTCAGCAGTTTATCCATTTCATCAGAATCCAATGTACCGTCATTTTTCATGGAATTGCCGAATCTGTCATACCATGCTCTCAGTTTGTCACTAAACTGTTCACCGATGGCATTTGACAGCATCGCCTGCATGAAATATTTGGATATGTCATCAGCAAAATCCTCCGCACTCTTCTCCATATCCATCAGACTGCTTATAAAACTGTCATACATGGAATCGAATGACATTCCGATCAGGCCCTCATAAAGACTGTCGGTCAGTTCTTCCAGTTTTCCTGCCTGCTCTATATAATCATCCAGCTTGTCGGTAACACGCTCACCGTAACCTCCCTTACCGGAAGATTCCATGATATCCCATAACCATACGTCCGACCGTAGAGCCTTCATCTGTTCGGGGGTCAGATTCCACAAGGAATCGGTGCCGGAGAAATCCTGCATGCCGGTAGCTTTTCTTGCGTGTTCCAGCATTTCATCCGTCCATTTCAGATAATGCTGCCAGCTGCCATGGCTCTTATGATATCCGGCTTGCTCCTTTGCTATTTGCAGATAGTTTTTATTGACTTCCTCCTGATACTTTACAGCTTCCCTGTAAGATTCAACCGATTTCATTCCCTTGCTTGCCTTCATCTCGTCAGTCAGATCCTCGATGGCCGTTTGCAAAGTTTCATTCCTGTCCGTCAGCCTGTCTATCGTTTCCTGTACTTCCTTGGCGTTTCCACCTATTCCAAACAGGGAGTTGAAGCCTCCGAATGAGATTGCGTTCAGGATGTTTCCTATGCCGTTCCTCAATGACTTGCCGATTGTGACAAACAAATCCCCTGACAAGACATCACCGATAATTCCACTGACAGCGTTCAGAACAGCATCAAGCAGACCACCGACAAGATCACTTAATCCGTCTTTGAGTACGTCAATGATGGACAGAATCCATCCGACAATGGGAACCTCCTTAAGAGATTCTGACGTTTTTCCTATGACATCCTTGAATCCGTTCACGGTTTTGATAATTCCGCTATATGCGTTATACAATCCACCGGATGAAATCTGCTGCAAGCCTCCCAACAAATTTTCCATGCTTGCTTTCAGTCTGGTGGCGGTATCAGTCACATTACGCTGGGCCTGATTGGCGATATCAGTCTGTGTCTTCACATTGGCGGATGCAATGTCAGCATTCTGCCGTGCTGTTTCAAGAGCGTTTGCTGCGGCTTGTTTCTCACTTTCCGTTCCGCCCTTCTGCGCTTTGGCGTAATCATCCTGTGATTTCTTTAGTCTTTCCAAAGCAGCTGTTTCAATCCCTATGGCACTGATACGATTCTGTTCTGCTATTTGATAGGCTTTTACATCCTCTCCAAGTTTCTTGAAGTTGACTCCACTTGTACCACCCAAAGACTTTTCCATCTGGCTGATGGCGTCAATCAATGATTTCTGGCTTGCCTGATCGGAGTTCTTGAACTTGTCAGTCCGTACATATTTTTTCGCTTCGTCCAAGGCGGGCTTTATCATGTCGGAAAACATGGAACCAAACTCACCGAACACAGTAACCCAATCTATATTGGCTTTTATGGCTTCTGTTTCCTTGTTCTGTATGGCAACATCACGTTGTTTCTCCAGTAACTTTACTTGTGCACTATTAACACCGTTTTCTTCCTGTGCTTTCCTTATTTTTTCCGCATACTCTTGGGCGATAGCCAATTTCTGCTGCTGGAACGTGCCATATTCTTTCAAGTAGTCGTTCAAAGCCTGTTGTTCGGCTTTCAGCTGTCCTTCAGTTACATCGGAAATATCTTTATCTCTCATACTTTCGGCATTGGTATAAGCTTCTGAAATTTTCTGTGCCTGCTTGTCGGTCAGCTTACCGTTACCGGCTTTGCTCCATTCTTCCTCCTGTTTTCTTATCGCATCAATCTGTTTCTGATAATCAAGGTCAATCTGTTTCAACTTCTTTTCCGTGCCTTCTCTCATCAGGTTGATTTCATCCTGTTGGTTCTGACGGTGAAGTGAAAGAAGTTGTTCGGCTGTCTTTTTTTGTTCTTTTTTTTGCTTTTCAGCAGCTTTTTCCTGCTTGGTCAAAGAACTACCAGTAATACCGCCCAAATTTTTATAGGCTTTTTCAGTTGTTTCTACTCGTTTCTTAGCTTCTTCATACAGCTTTGAAGTAAACTTGGATTTATTCTTTTCTATTTCAGAAAGTTTCTTCTTAGCATCATCCCAGTCTTTCTTCGCTTTCTCATAATCCTGCTTGTAGGTGGTTTTATTCTTCTCTGAATCAATTCGGGTTTGCTTGACTGATTTTGCTGTATCTATAAGTGTTTTTATGTCTTTCACATTATAGATTGCTTCATCAGACAAAGTACCCTTAATATCAATAGGCAAACGAAGTTTCACAGTTCCATTTTCCCCCTTTCCTCTGATACGCTTCTCCAACTCAGAGATGTAGCGGTCAAACTCACTAATATCAACATCTTTAAGATTGGAAATGAACTGTTCAGAGATACCTTTCCCTTTTTCTTGCAGCATGACATCTCGTTCTGCACGTAGTTCTTTTAATTTCTTTACATAGCCATCAACACCTTGTTGCCCGGATAACGACTTTAAAAGATTCTCGTAATACTTAATTTCTGATTCAATATCTGAAAACTCTTTAGCACGTTTTTCTCCTGCACGCTTTGCCTCTTCTTCTGCTATTTGCTGCTTTAGCTTAAGAATGTCAGCCAATTTGATTGTTTCAATATCATACTGGGCAAATATCTTTGGGTATTCTTTGCGTAATTCTGCCAAACTTTGCCCACGCTGCAAATCAGCCAAAGCAATATCACGAGAGCTTTGGATAAGACTCTCTATTTTTTGTCTACGTTCTTGCTCTTGTTTTGCCGCCTCCTCTTGTTTCTTGTTGAAACGTTCTTGTGCCTTTTCAGCAATGGATGTATTGTCTGCTAACGTCCACATAGCTATACCTAAAGAAACAACAGCAGCACCAGCCAACACATAAGGGTTCATCATTAAAACTTTGTTATAAGTGGCTTGTGCCAAAGTAGCAGCTTTAGTTGCAGTAATCTTTGCCCATATAGATTTCACTGAACCTTGCTCAACAATAGTATTTATCAGAAGCCCAGCTCTATAAACACCGTAAATTTCCACAAGAGCCAATACACTTTTACCAATAATACCATAGTTCTTTACAATAGTATCGACAGCAGATATACTTCCAGAAATCAAATCCTGATTAGCAAGTCCTATTTCCGCTAAAGCAGTAGTTATCGTATCCTCCAAGTTTGACATTTGCCCCTCAATCGTCTTCGATATTGCTTCCGTAGAACCTTCAACACCTTTCATCGAGCCAAATTGTTCAACAGCCTTCATTACAGATTCAACAGTTCGGTCACATTCTACCGTCATATCACGGAATGAGAGTTTAACCTTGTTGCCTTCTGTCTGAACACGAACACCGAACTCTTTCCAACGCTCTGGATTATTTATATCAAGTATCGCCTCTGTTAGCTGGTCAAAGGGCTTTGCTACTGTATTGGTAAAATCTCCCATTTTCCTCATGGCATCCATCGAAGGAGTTACACCACGATTGACAAATTTTATAAAGTCATCCGTCAGTTCATTAAGCTGAAAATTCGTTTTTGCAGCAAAGCTATTTATGTCAGAAAGATATGCTTTCGCTTTATCGGAACTGCCATTCAAGGCATTAGTTAGCACAGATTCATATTTCTGAAACATTCCAGCAGTTGAAACTACATTTGAAGCAACTTGTTTCAGCATAGCGATTCCACCAATAGCAGCAAGTGTCTTCTTAAATGAAACTCCGACCCCCTCATTGGTAGTTATAACAGCCTTGCTCTCATCTTTGAATAAAGCATATTCATCTCTTAGGGCTTTAGTAGATAATCTTGCAAGTGCTTGTTGTGATTGCAATTCACCGAGAGCATACTTTTGTTCTCCTAATGCTGCTTTTGCACGGTTTAATTCATCCGATAAAGATTGTCTTTTAGAGTCATACTTTCCTAATTTCTTATATTTCTCAGTAAGCATTGAAACATCATTCTGTGTCTCACGTATGATATTTTTCTGTTTGATAATTTCTTCTGATAGAGAATTAACAGCTTTTTCACCGTCATAAATACCCTTTTTGAAGTCGTTTTCCATTGTTGCCCCAGCTTTGGCGGCATCAGAAATAAGGATATTCATTTTCTTAGTACTTTCTCCTAATTGAACATTTAACTTTTTAAATGTATCAGGAGATTGGGTCGAATCCATAGAAAGGAGCGTTTGTTTCAACTTTTCTATCTCTGTTCTTAATCTTACGACCTCTTGCCAATCCGAAGCCACACGGAATACGAGCTTTCCCATTTTATTCTAATTTTTAATTATTTACTACTCAAATTTACAGTATATCCAAATCTTATTAGAATTTTCTTTCATTAAATTCGTTACAATAGACGAAAGGTTTGATATTTCTTATTTTACTTGATAAATTTACCACAGTTACAAGCTTTCATAGATGTTTTTTATCAACGAAAAACACACAATCTGCTGATTGTGGCAAAATAATTGTGAAAGTAGTATTTGATAGTCCGTTTTGCTATTTCTAAGATTGCAAAAGCACGACATTTGAAAGATTGTCGTGAAATAGTTTGGAGTGATTGGATTTCTTGGTAGTTTTGCAAGAAAATAAGTAAAAACATGAATAAAATAACATTTCTAATACTATGTATTGCTCTGCTATGTGGATGCTCTACAAATCATAATATTGACTCTGCTATAAAAGATATTTACGGTTCGAAAGTGCCACCCAAAGAAGAGGATGGAGCTTGTATTTATGTCTTAAACTATCTTGAAAAAGAGAACAAACAAGATACGGATTTTGTAAAACTAAAGGATAAAATTGACAAATACACAAACTCATTATCCGAGAATTTAGGAAACGATGTTTCTTCTAAATCAGATGCTAACACATCTGCAACAAGTAAAGACGATTGTTTAAGTGACTTCTACAAATGGGAGACTCCATCTATCCGTATTGTGCTTATTTCACGTAAATGTTTAGATAACAATGGTAGAGACATAACAATTATAGTAACAAATAAAGGGTGATTTTTCACCCTTTATTCACTCTTATCAATACGTAAAAGAGACTAATAAAACGTACTATATACTTTATATTACACCAAGCATTGTGTATAATAACTGCTTGCTCAAAAGTGTATAGTTGCGTAAAATTTTTAAATTATAATTCACGATATATTGCAATCGGTTCAATACGGCATTCCGAACTCTGACGACCAGTAAAAAAAGTCTCTACACCAGCCATTTTATCAATAGTATTTTGAATAGCAGATCGAAAACCATCTACTACTTCTTCCTCATCAAACATTTCTATATTTTCATTTCCTGCTTGTGTTACTATTCCTAAAACAGTGAATTCAAATTCTGTTTTTCTTGAATACTTAGAAATTAAAATATCCTCCTTTTCTCTTAAATAAATTCTATTCAATATTGAAGAAAATATGATTTCTTTATTTGCAAATGGCATTGTTACTTCAAATTGTTCATCATAGCTAAATTTCAAAACATTTAGCAATCTATTTACAACATCATCATCTAAAATTAGCCCATCTGCTTTTAATTGCTCAGCATACTTCACATTCAAACTTTTCAGCAAAGATGTAGCTTTTGCCTTCGAATTTCTATCTGCAATTTTCTTCGGTAATTTCGCCAATTCAGCTACGGATTCATTCTCTTCTCTATATTTGAAATAGCCAATAGCTTCACCTATTTCATTAAATTGCTCTAACGTAGAAGCCATTTTGCTATAATCATTAAAAATAATTTTCCCTGATATTTTTACAAAAGATTTATCGCGTAAATCATTTAAAGTAACATTTTGTGGAACAGTATAGAGCACCCCCATCTCACTCAATTTATTTTCAAAAAGATTGTAAGCATAATCATGCAGATATTTTTTCTCTGTCGAAGATTGTTCTTTAACTAAGATTTCTCCCATTAAATTTCCACTGAGAATTTTTCCCTTTTGTTCTTCAGATTTAGCATATTCTGACTTTTTCCCAGATAATACATACTCTGTTAATCCTTCAAATAATTGAGAAGATATTGAATACATCTTGTATTCATCTAAATATACAAATGATTTAATGCAGCCCATTTTCAAATTCCTTTTTGCGTTGTTCGCTGTTCTTACTAAATTTCTTTATACTATTATTCCTTGTATCAATGATTGATTTAATCGCTATACATCCTCCAGAGACACAAATAACAAATGTTATTACCGTTAATATAATATCAATTGTTCCCATCATCCAAAGAGTTTAATTTATTCATTATTGCATTACTAAAAAGAAAAGATACTAGGCAAAATGCAATAGCACATACTAACGCGACAATTCTATCTAATATTTCTTTCTGAGATTGTTCTGCAAAATACAAAATGCCCAAAACACCAGATAAAATAACAATTTGTATTACAGAATACCCTTCAAATTTAAGTTTTAAAATTGGATCAAACTTTTCATTATTAAGCTCATTCAAATTCGTCAAATTTAAAGTTAGCCCTAAAAATATAAAATCAACCGGATTGAATAATAAACTCCACTCCCTATTTACCGATAGCATAAAGACAAACACTCTTATAAAAAAAGGCATTAATCCTATTAGGACAGTATATATAATCCATTTGGTCTTTCTCATGACATATTTTATATTCTATTTTGCTACAAAATTATCATTATTTTCTAATAATTTTGCCATAACTATTTCTTTTTTTCTACGATTTGCCAATTCCTTACCTTTACTTTTCGACCACTAAATAGAACTTGCATATCTTTTATTTTTATATAGGATAGAATTATCGTGTGACTCTAAAACCTTTCCGATAGATTCTTCTAACCATTCTTTCCCAAACTCTTTGTAGCGCGAAGTCAGTGTTGTATCACTAACTTTTATACGAGAAGCCCAATCATTTATTGATAGGCATGAATTATCAACAGTTATGAATATGGTTCTACATGTCCGAGCTGAATTTTCATTGCAAGTAATCCACCTACAATTTGACGGTTCATAATTCTTACTTGAATCAATTCTATCAATGCTCATATTATCATTATACCCATTTTTCATAGACCAATTGTAGAATAAAAGAAAATCATTAGACCATTCAGGACATACAAGCACTCCTTTCCCTCCATAATAACGATAAGAATTATTTTTAGGATTACAGCATCTATCTTTCATGCCAGCCCATATAGTATAGATTCGAGTTTTTTTGCTTTTTCCATGAGTGGTATTAGCCTCTTTTCTTCTATCAACATTCATACACCCACAACTTCTCACCTTTCCACTATGCAAATTCCCTTGTGACACCACAACCTCTTTTCCGCAATCACATTTGCAATGCCAGTAAGTAGCATGACTATTTTGCCCAGTATATTTATGGTGAAAATCTAAGACCGTCAATCTTCCAAATTTCTCTCCACTTATATCTTTTACTTTACGTCTTATACATCCACAGCTTTTTGTTGTACCATTCCTTAAATATCCAGAACGCACAGAAACAATGTTCCCACAGTCACATTTACATATCCATTTTATACAGCCTCCCTTATCTTTATTTTCATCTTTTGAGACAACTGTCAATTTTCCAAATCTTTCTCCGATTCTAATTTCCATAATAGCATAATATACAACATTTTCACATATACAAATATAACAAATTAAAATGGATTACCCTTGCCTTTTAACTTAAAAAACTCTTCTTCATTTACTTCTTGAAGAACATCTCCATAAACCGTATGCAATTTATCTTTTTGCATAATAATCAAATTGCGATATGGAATTTTAAATACAACTTCATCGTAACTTAGATGTAAAAACTCCATGAACGTAGCAATTTGACCTAATAACGTGACGTTTCCTACGACCGTTCCTTTGCTGTCAGCGTTGCTACGTTCTTGGCTAAAACTGACAGCTTGTAAAAATTTTCAGCGGAAATCATAGACAGACCTACCGCCAGCGCCTCTACCACCTCGTCGAATGTACCTTTCCTTAATTCTTCACTAAGACTTTCATCTCCTGTTATGAGCCACGACAACGCACGAGAAACTATTTCTACATCTTTCAGCGACCGAAGCATATCCATGACTGTAGTAGCTTCTTTTAAATCGGATAGATAATATCCCACCCCAGCTATTTTACAGATAGTCGGAGGGTTAATCACGTACGCCTTGCCATTCACTATGACCGTTTCAAAATCCTTTCCTAAAACGGCTGCATTTACTATTTTTGCTGCATCCATAAGCTAAAATTAAAAAGGCGGTGAGCAACCACCCACCGCCATCCTGAAAACATCTTTCCTAACCCTATTTTGCCTTAACGGTTTTCTCGTCAAGCTTCACCTTGTCGCCATCGAACCACTTCTCCGAAGCAAGTCCTTCAACTCCGGTTTCCAAAGGAACGGCCGATACCCCCAAGCCGATATTCTTCTCCACAAAACTACCTTTACCAACGATGTTAGCTTTAGGCATGAAGATGAAATTGCCGGTCTTTGTCATAGCCACGATGCTCTTTTCCACAAGAGCAGTCATGTCTGTACGTTCCCAGCCATCATCCGTTGCCTTACCGCCTTGTAAAGCTGCCTTGTCCTCGAAAGAATACTCACCAAGGGTGAACGACACGGTAGGAATAGCCGCCTGCGTAACGTCACGGTAATACGGTTGCCCCGTCAGTTCATTGATATAGTCAGTCACGGAAGGGTCGCTTTCCTCGTACCCCCAAGTGTCCTGATGTACGTTTTTCACTTCGGTCATTGTAGCAATCAGGGCTTTCAACTCTGCTACCGTATAACCGGTTTCGGGAGTGGTTACGGTTTTCACTACATCACCGTACCATACCCTCTTTAATCCGATAAATGGTCTTGTTGCCATAATTATTTTACATTTAAAACTTCAAACAAAATTCTCGCATTCACATAGTGACACTTCAAAGCTGTGTCCGCTTCCGTACCGATTGATTCGATAGAATAACGATAGCGAGTACCGTCATAGGCGCTTACCACATCATCAAAATGCTTCATAGCTTCCCGTTCAAGCTCATTCAGCCGGATGGAGTTGGCTTCATTTTCGCTCAAATCGGGTACACAAAGATTCACTTCCGCGAAAGACTTTTTCCAATACTTTCCCGGCTGTTGTTTCTTCGTGTGGATGACAATCCTTTCAGACTTCAATTCTCCCATCAGGATTTCCCCTGCTGGTACTATATCTATCCTGAAAGCCTTACAATCCCGATAGAGAATGTTTCCTATGTCGGTAGTTACTATCATTGTATAATCTCCCAATCTTCGGCAAATACATCACTGATAGACGGCACCCATGAATCGGCACGTCCGGTATTCTCGTTGTAGATAAGACACTGGCTTGTGTAATCAATGAATCCTTTACTTTTCAGAATAAGGTCTTTTGCTGATTGAGGGAGCGATTGCATCTTAGGAATAATGTCACTTTCGATATGGGCTGGTACTTGCTTGAATACCATCAGACCTTTGCCGTTCCAGCCAGTTCTACGGATTGTACCACCTTGTTTCAACACTTCGATAGCGTCACCGAAATCCATTGCGGATGATGAATCATCAGCTTTATCATATGTTTTCTCAAAGATGTCTGGCTTACAAGAATAGAACTCGCCGTTTACACCTTTAATGATGTAATCGCCATAACTTGCAAGCATCTTACCTTCAAGAGTTTCAATGTACACACCAAGATAAGGTTCATTGGTGTTACCATGCTCATCTATGCCAAAATCGGGATTATGCTTCGGCACGGGAGTTCCACCCATAAAATCACACACTTCATCGAAGTTATCTACTTTAAGCTGAATAGCTTCGATTACTACTGGTTTCTTTCTGTACTTCATTTCTCAAATTCTTCTTTTAATCGTTTCTCCGCATATAAAGCGGCACCACTCAAAACATCATAACCCTTAGATTCCACGAATGAGGCGTATTCTGCTTCGTTTTTCAGCGTCAAACCGTCTTTATCGACATCGTAATCATTGGACGTTCTCAAAGTGAGCGTGTGGTCTTGATAGTTACCGTATTCCTCCGCGTACTTCACGGCTTCATCGCCCACATCAATCATTTTCTTCTCAACTTCCCATTCTCCTTCATCGAAAAAATCTTCTACATCAGAGAAATCTGCATCTACTCCAACCATATCACCCTATAAGAAAAATAATTTGTTTCTAAAGGGCTTTTCGCCACGCCTACGCCTCTTATGCTTCCATCAGGATTCAAACAGCGAACTTCTGTACCAGCTTCAACTTTTGACGGTTTATCAAAGACAACCTTATACTTGAAGTCATATAAAACTCCATTGATAGACACCTTCTTTTCCGCACTCACATCGTCACAACGGCACTTACATACATCCTGCCAGCTCTCGCCGCCCGTTCCGGGAATGGGTCTGCCAAACTCGTCCCTTTCCATTGGGGTGATAACCTTTACCTGCAATATGTGTGGAGCGAATATCACAAGAAAGTGCATTTGGGTTTGTTGCTTAATTCGTCTTTCAATCCGTACTTCTTGCACAGGAATGAATAGTAGTCCTTGATACCTTGAATGTTCCAAGACATCGAGAAACCGCTTTCACTGATTGAAGTGGCACGAAGCGATAGAGAGGGGATGAACTTCGCAATCGCCACGAAGACACGACCGTAACAATCCTCGTTCATCTCGTCCTCTCCGCTTATCTCCGCATTCAGACACATATCCAAAAGGTCAGCTTCCGACAAGTTAATGCCGAAAGACTGGAACTTCTGTGATATGTATTCGTTTATCGTCATATTAATATGGTGTAACCAGTTTACTATATGCGGTATAGCTATAATGCGTGCAATACTTTGATTTATAGATGTATCTGAACGGGCATTTGGGAACATTAATTCGTATCCCTTGAATAGCCATTCCCTCTTTT